AAGTAAATGGGCTATCTACGGTGTTTATCTTGAAGCTTTCCAGCTCGGTCTTGTTGACAGGAGAGAGGTTCTCAAGAAGAATCCAGAGATATTTGATAAAGAGGGTATATTACAAAGAATGGATGAAGTAGCACAATTAAAAAAACATATTGGACAGCTAGACGAAAAGATTAAAGACCTTTCCGGTGACCTGCAGACAGCCACTCGTGAAGCGGTTTCGAGCCGCAAACAGACCGCCGTCGAAAAGACGAAGCGGAATCTGGCAGAGGTGGAGTCTATGATGCAGGCTGACAGGAAGGTTAAGGCAGCAAAGCTTGACGCTGCCGTTAAGATTGGGGAGAGTGAATTAAAAAGCATTATCTCCTCAGAGAAAGGTCAGGCGTGAACATAGGTGAAGTTCCGACTTGGAGATTTGTTAAAAGTCTAGCCATAAAGTTCGGAAACATCGAAGGAGATACGACATGACAGCAAGCACAGAAGATAGAGTGGTTGAAGAATCAGCCGACCCGTTTGTGGAAGCCGCTTCAGGTATGGAGGAAGACTCTGGCATTGTAGAAGAAATGACAGGGGCTTATGAGGAAGATGCGGTTGAGGACGAGACTTTAGGAGAGGACTGGGAAACGGAGGCAAAGAAGTTCCAATCAATGAAGGATAAGGCGGAAGCCAAACTTCAGGATTGGGAACGCTATGCTCCCTTGGTCAGTCTGCTAGAGAGCCGTCCAGATTTAGTTGGTTTAATCCAGAATAATCTTAGTCTAGAGACGGCTCCTGCTAATGGTGCTCAGGTGAGCAACCCGCAGGAAGAGTTCGGTGAAGATGAGTTCAATCCTTGGGACGCTTTTTTTCGTCCTGACTCCGAGTCCTATCGCCATCGAGAGGCGATAGAGCAGAATAGAGTAGATGAAACAATGCAGCGTCATTTTGGTGCGTTACAAGAGCAGGTATTTATGAATAACTTGGTAGGTGAACTCAAAAGCACTTACAACATGTCTGAGGAAGAAGCTACGAACTTTATTGATTTCTATGCCCAACCCAAAGACCAGTTGTCTGTAGATACCTTAGTTGATGTTTTTCAGCGAAATAATAAGAAGGAAGGGTCGAAGCCTTCTTCTTCGTTGGATGCAGTTAGAGCGTCCAAGTCAGCCCCTAAGACAGCAGGTGCGGTCAGCAGCTCAGGTTCCATTCCAAGGAACGAGACTGACAAGGTATTTGATACTATCGTAGCGGCAGACAATAAAGGGCGCGTTTTTTAAGGGGAATATAAAATGGCTATTACAACTGGTGTAAAAAAATCAAGTGACATCACAGCAGCGGCAACAAGCGCTGGTGTAGGACAGGCTCCAGACCGTCGTCGACTATATAGTTTTGGCGATAGGGTTGCTGAATTGGCTCCCGAGGAGTCTCCGTTCTTTGTTTACTTGAGCAAGGTTGCAAAAGTCCCTACAGATGACCCTGTTTTCCGATTTCTTGAGAATCGGTCTAAAATAGACTGGACAAGTAGAGAGTTCTTCGTTGATGGTGCCGTTGGTACCGTCGCCGCTGGCTCTGACTATTCTTTTACGGTAGAGAGTGCTACTGGTAGTAGCTCTACTGCCGGACGGGTTAGTTGGCTTGTTAAAGGTATGGTATTTAGTGTACAGACCGTGGACGATTCGTCTGATGGTTGGGGATTAACACAATTTCGTGTAATCTCTTCTCCTGTTGCAAATAGTGCGGACACTACGTTCAGCGCTACGTGCATTAGCACTTCAAACCAATCTGGTACTACAACAGTCTCAGATGCAGACCGCTGTCAAGTAATTGGTACATCTTTCGCAGAAGGCACAGGTGCTCCTGATGCTTGGTCTAGCGAGATTGAAGATGACTTTGGCTATACTCAGATTTTTAAGACAGCCGCTGAGATGTCGAATACCGCTGTTGCTACCCGCTATCGTGGGTATGCTGACGAGTGGTCTCGTATCTGGGCTCTTAAACTTCGTGAGCATAAGGTAGATATTGAAAGAGCGATGCTGTTCGGTCAACGGGCACGTCAGAACTCTATTCAGTACACTGAAGGCCTAGTCGGTCATATTGTTAAGAATGGTACAGCTCAAATGACAGATGCTACGGCGTTAAGTTACTCCTCTGGAGTTCCTTATTATCGCTCGGTGGCAAGCATGTCATATGACGTCATTCTTGGTGATATGGAAGTCTTGTTTGACCCTGCCCGTGGTGGCAGTGCGGATAAGCTCGTGCTTGCTTCATTACCTGCAATTACAATCTTTAACAAACTTAGTTCTACTGGATTTGTTGATATGTCAATTGCTAATGAACACAGGTACAACTTCTCAGCCAGCAAAGGCGCATTTGGTCACAACATTATGAAGATTGAAACCGTTCACGGTAATCTTCATATGGTGAAAGAGCCTTTGTTTAGAGGTGTATCAGCAGGGTGTTTGCTTATTGCCGATATGGGCAAACTAGCTTACAGACCTCTTGTTGGTAATGGTATTAATCGCGATACGTATGTTGAGACTAACGTGCAGGCACCGGACGAAGACTTACGTAAGGACATGGTTCTTACGGAAGCTGGTCTGGAAATAACACTGCCAGAAGCTCACATGCTTTACAACATGGAGGGTGCATAATATGAGTTATCTATCACAGATAAATTCAGCATCTGGTTCTGTTGGCGATTTTAATGCTATTCGTAGACCAACAGAGTCCATTACTAATGCTTCAGCGGTAACTCGTACGTTACACGATGAAGAATCAGGTACTCTCTTTTATCTGGATATGTCAACAGTCGATAATAACGTGACACTTACGTTACCTGAAGTATCAGGTGCTAAGGGCGTTTTCTATGATTTCACCTATACGGTGGCTTCAGACGATGATGCTGATTTCGTATTGACGACTGGAGATAATGATACAGATATATATGGGTACATTGTCGCAGGTGCTGCTAACAGCACAGTTGACGATGTTGATGGTCTATCTAAGATAACCATAGACGGTTCAGTCTCTCAAGCCACTGAAGGTTTGAGAATGTCTGTCGTGTCTGATGGAACAAACTGGCATTTAAGCGGTTATGTTCCAGTAGCAATTGCTACGGTTGTCGTGGTAGAATCTGCTTCAGCTTAGTCCTAATCAATAGGGATTAACAGTTTTGTTCACTGTGGGGCAGGTCGTATAAAGGGCTTGCCCCTAAAGAACAAGGTGGCTAGAGGGTTATACTTCTTTCCACCACTAGGTGAAATGTTCATTATGGATAATATTAGTAATTTTGTTAATATTGTATCATTTGGGAAGTCGTCTTAAGTGGTACGAGACTAGAGGAAAATAGCGATGGCGTACGGTCAAGGACAAGAAGACAGCAGCACACAGGCACTAGAGGTGTTTGGAGAGAAACAGGGAGAGGTAGATGTAACCAGCTAATGGAGATGTTGAAGGTACTATTGCCATTGATAATGCAACAGGGAGCAGCACCGGGTATGGCACCACAGGGTATGGTACAACCACAGGGTTTAACACCACAGGCATCGGGTTTGAGTCCTTGGGAAGCCGAGAGGCTAAAACGGATTCGGGCACCACGTCCAGCTGCTAGACCAATGCAGGGGCCACCCGCTCCACTTCGCCATCAACTTGGTGCACCAGCTGGGCATAGCTGGCCGGGTTTACCGAGGAGGGAAGCCGACCCTAAGATGCCTTCTATGATTCCACGTGTTCCACAGGTTAGACCGCAAGGTGGTGGTGGTGGTAATATGTTACAGATGCTAATGCAAATGATGCGTGGCGGACGATGAAAATTGCAGGAATATGCAAGTCTCACGGATATTATAAGGGGCAGAATTGTTCCGAGTGTAAGATTGTTCCAAAGAAAGAATCTCCATATTTCTTCATGAGAAGCGATATTGGAAGTAGGACAGATATTGAGTCAACACCAATAACACTTGATGAGAGTGTTGATATTATGAGAGGGCAACAATATGTCTAAGATTAATAAGTCAAGTAAGGAGAGGTAGCTATGCCATACGGAAAAGGAACATATGGAAAAAAACGTGGAAGGCCACCTAAAAAGAAAAAAAAGAAAAGTAAGAAAAAGAAGAAGAAATAATTATGGCTAACGAATTAAGAATTGCAGCTCAACTAGAATATAGCAAGAGCGGTGTCAAGCAAAATAAACATGATTCTACTTATGCGGATGTTTCTGGAGATTCTTTTACTCATGTAGTTCAAGAAGTTGGAACCAGCGATGAGCTGATAGTTATTGGTAGTGATGTTGCAACTTGGGGATATGTATATCTTAAAAATCTAACAAGTTCATATTCAATAAAATTGAAACCCGGAGAAGTTGCTTTATTCAGAGCGGCAGCCGCTTTATATGCGAAGGCAGAGAGTGGTAGCTCGGGGTCTGATTTAGAAGTTATGGTGATTGAAGATTAATGGCTACGTTTCAAGTACAGATTGAAGATATGGTTGGGATTGTAGGAAGTTCGGCAGATGCTTCAAGCGATACTACTGCTATAACTTCTTGGCTTACAGATGGGGCTAAAGAAGTTATCAATGTTATACCTCCGAACCTTCTTGCGCTGTGTGCGTCCGAAGT